CCTTTACTATCACCATGTCTGCTGTTGAGTCAGGGACAGGTATGACAGCTGCAGGAGCTGCAACTATTAATCCATATGAATTAATTGGACCAACTTTTCAAACAACTGGTTATGGTTGGGGTACATATCTTTGGGGTGATTCCACATGGGGCACAGCAAGAACTATATCTGATGTAACATTAGATCCAGGTCTCTGGTCACTCGATAATTTTGGAGAAGTATTGGTTGCAACTATACACAACGGAAAAACTTTTACTTGGAACGCAGGAGCTGCTGGTGCTAGATCCATAAGAGCATCTACATCAACAACAGACTTTGCGACGACTTCTAATCCAACGGCTTCTATTATGACTCTTGTGTCAGATAGAGATAGACATTTATTTCATTTAGGAACTGAAACAACTATTGGTAACCCTGCAACTCAAGATCCGATGTTTATTAGATTCTCTAATCAAGAAAATTTAAATAGCTACGCACCAACAGCAACTAACACTGCTGGAACTTTTAGACTTGATGCTGGTAGCGAGATACGGGCAGCTGTAAATGCGAAAGACTATACACTTGTAGTTACCTTTTACATTTAGTGTTAGACAGGTTGGTACAGGTTGTGGATGTATTGGACAAAATGCAATCGTATACGCAAATGGTGCTGTGTATTGGATGGGTGATGCAGGTGGTTTCTTTGTGTTTGATGGTACAGTGAAATCTCTACCTTGTTTGGTAGAAGATTTTGTATTTACAACAGATGGTGAAAATCTTGGATTAAACTTTGGATCTAACCAAACTATTGCTGCTGGGTATAATTCTTTGTACGACGAAGTTATGTGGTTCTATCCTAAATCAGGATCTACACAAATTGATAGAGTTGTTACATATAATTACGGAGAGAATGTATGGACAACAGGATCGTTAGCAAGAACAACCTATGTTGATGCCTATGTGTTTGATAACCCATATGCAACAGAGTACATAACAACTGCCACACCAAACTTTCCAATACAAGGTATTACAAACAGAGTTGGTGCAACGACATATTACTCTCATGAAGATGGTAACGATCAAGTCGCTAATGGAACAACTACAGCTATACAAGCTTTTATAAGATCTGGAGATTTAGATATTGATGATGGTGAAATATTTTCATCTATCAGAAGGTTTATCCCTGATTACAAATACATTGTAGGTAATTCTAAAGTTACATTGTTTATAAATGATTATCCAAACAACACAGCTACAAGCTCACCTCTTGGACCCTTTACTGTAACTTCAACAACAGACAAGGTAGATACAAGAGCCAGAGGTAGATTAATTGCCATAAAAATAGAAAATGATGGCTCTGGACAAAACTGGAGATATGGAACTTTAAGAGTTGATGCACAACCGGACGGTAGAAGATAATGGCAAAGATAACTGTATATATACCAGAACCAAAGACTGAATATGAGGTTGACAATCAAAGACAAATACTTGCGTCTCTTGATAGTATTAAGAATCAATTAAATTTTGCTTTTCAAACAGACTTAAAAAATGAGCAAGATGCTTTTAACTATTTTATGAACTAATGACTATACAATATAAAAATCAAGGTTTTAAACAAGCGGATACAAGCAAAGCTACAGTGCTTACTTGTCCTACTAACGGAACAATCATAGTTAAAAGCATATACTGTGCAAACAACGATGCATCATCAGCTATTCTTGTAAATATGAACTTTGTTGATTCATCTGACTCAAGCGCTGAGTATGAATTTTTTAGGGATGATGTGGCAGCTAAAACACAAATAAATGCTTCACCTGAAGGCTTGAATTTAGAAGCAGGAGATGCTATAACTGTGCAAGCAGCTACAGGAAGTAATACGATACAGGGCCTGATTAGTTATGCTTTAATAGACAGATCGCAAGAAAATGGATAAAGAGATTTTAAAAATTAATTGTACAACAGTTACTGTTTGTAAAAACAGATTTACTGGTAGAGTATATAAAGATGAAGCAGAGATGAAAGCGGACGTTGCAGATCCAAATACAGATACAGTAATCGATCATGTCCAACAAGATACAACTGTGCATGTATCTCCAAAGGGTATGAACGCATTACAAAGAATTATGAATGGAAAAAAATAAACCACAAGGCGGAACAGAATTACAATTAGCTTATCTACATAAATACGTAGATAAAGAACTATTAGATAAGGTACAGATTACAACCTCTATTCCAGGTAAAATACCTCTATCAAAAGATAAGCCAAATATACTATGGCAAAAGAATTCTTGGGATCAACCCAATATACATCCATGGTTTAGTAAACCTGACAATCATAAACAGTACGATTGGTATGTATTTAACAGTCATTGGAACTATAATAACTTTGTAAAATTCTATAAGTTACCTGCAGAAAAATGTGTGGTTATAAAAAACGGTATAGATAATATAAAACCTAGAGATAAAGTTTTTCATCCTAAAAGAGATAAATGTAGAATTATACATCATTGCACACCATGGAGAGGATTAAATGTATTGCTTGGTGCTATGGAATTAATTAAAGACCCAATGATAGAACTAGATGTTTTCTCTAGTTGTGAAGTATATGGTAAAGATTTTGCAGATGCTCACGAAAAAAAATATCAACCTTTGTATGATCATGCAAAAAAATTACCCAATGTAAATTATCTTGGTTTTAGAAATAATGAATGGATAAAAAAACATCTTAAAAATTATAATATGTTTGTATACCCAAGTATCTGGGAAGAAACATTTTGTATATCACTATTAGAATCTATGGCTGCAGGTTTATATTGTATTGTATCAAACTATGGAGCTTTACCTGAAACAGGAGCAGAGTTTCCAATGTATGTGACGCATAGTAACAATCATCATTTCTTAGCTAGAAAAGTTGCCATAGGTATTGAGTCTGCGAAGAAAACATTAGATCAACCTGCAATTCAACAACACTTGGCTAGGCAAGTAGAATATGCTAATACATATTATAACTGGCCTAAGATAGCTATAACTTGGACACACTTACTGAAAGGAATATTAAATGGCAAATGAATATAACAACGAACCAATAACTTTTGATTTGACCGGTCAAAAAGAATTAAATTTAGGATTACCAAAATATAGAATAATGGTCGGGACACCTGTTCATAGTGAATGTTCTATACATTACACACAAGCTCTTTTAAAATTTCAACAACAGTGTATGCAAAGAAATATATTAGTTAGTTTTACTTTATATAAATCTTCTCTTGTACAACAAGGTAGAAATTTAATTGTTTCAGAGTTTTTAAATGAAGCAGATAAGTATACACATTTATTATTCATAGACTCAGACATAGACTTTCAAGCTAGAAGTATATTTAAAATGTTAGAAAAAGATAAAGATATTATAGCTGTGCCATATCCAATGAAATATATTGATTGGGATAAGATTAAAAGAAGAATGGATGCATTCAAAATGGACGACATAAGAGAAATAGCTAAAGCAGGTTTTCATTATCCTATTAAAGTAGAGGGTATGAACGAAGTTATAGTTGATGATGGTGTAGCAGAAGTAACTCATGCGCCAACTGGATGTATGTTAATTAAAAGAGAAGTTCTTGAAAAGATGATAAAGAAATATCCTGAGTTAGAAATACACCAACCTACACTAGTTAACGGAAAAGAAGACCATAAAAAGAACTTTTTTAATTTATTTGAATGTTTACATGATCTAAAAACTAAACAATATTACGGTGAAGACTTTGGTTTTTGTAAAAGATGGACAGCTATGGGCGGTAAAATACACTTATATTGTATGGATCATATATCTCACACTGGTGAATATGAATATTGTGGTAGATATTGGGACGAATTATTAGCTTCTAAGAAGGCTATCGATATAAGAGAAAAGTCTGTTGACCAGCCCAAAAAAATCACATAAAATAACAGATTACAGGATCTGTAAGCCTGCCAATAACAATTTAGCTAAATTATGACAATATCTAGAGGACAGATGAATAGAGAATTATACGGACTAGGAAGTCTCGTAAAGAAAATTACTGGAGGAGCTAAGAAAGCTGTTAAAAAAGTAGCTGGTGGTATTGGTGATATAATATCTTCTGACATAGGTAAGGCCGCTCTATTGGCTTACGGAGGTTATAAACTAGGTCCTATGCTAGGTACCAAATTAGGTAGTATGTCTATGCCTAAATTTTTAACAGGTAATGTAGCTAAGAATCTAGCTATAGGTGCTGCAGGAGCAATGTTTGGTGGTGCTTTCGCAGGTAAATCTGAAGAAGAAGTTGCAGAGATAACTAGAGATCAAGAAACTTTAAAATCATATTTAAGACAATACTATACAAACTTAAACCCAGAATTACGTAGTCAACCTGATAAGGTTGAGGAGTTTGTTAATGCTCAAGTAATAGAATATAACCAAGGTAGAGGCGGATATGCATTAGGCGGAGACACGGCTAGTGACAATGCTATGCAAGCATCGGGTGTCGAGAGACTACCTATGAGACAAAATCCAGAGGGTATTATGGAATTAGATCTTAGAGAAACTGGTGGATTTATACCTCCAGTTGGTATAAAAGAAAAAGA